CTCAAATGTACATATTGGCATTTGACAGATTTTGAGTTAGTTACGATATTTGATTTAAACTAAAACTTTATATATTACGCACGCACACACATGAACACAACAAAACCAACAGAATTAAAGAAGATGCAAGGCACTTATCGGAAAGACCGAGATAAAAGTGCAGATTTAAAGCCATCAATTGAAATTGGCTTAGAGGCTCCCGATGATTTGAACGAATGGGGGCAAAAGTTATGGACTGAGATTTTTACCGAGTATGGCAAAGTAGGATTAATTACTAGAGTTGACTTAGGCTCATTCCATTCTTTGTGTAGTTGGTATGGAATTTTTAGAGAAGCCGAAGATATTGTAAGGGGCAAAGGACTAGAAGTAGAAGAAGAAGTTTATAGCAAAGATGGTCAAGTAGTCGGAACCAAGACAATAACCAATCCAATGATAATGGTTATGGATAAAGCGCAAAAGAATTATCTTGCAATGGCTAAAGAGTTTGGAGTAACACCAAGTAGTAGAGCCGCATTAAGTTTTGAGGCTAAAAAAGAATCGGACCCATTTAGCGATTTTTAATTATGACTAAATACGAAACATACATAAGCGATGTGATTAGCGGTAAAGTAAATCACGGCAAGCAGATAAAGAAACTTTGCGAGAAACTTAATAGCGAATTAGTTTTAAGTGATGACTATTACTTTGATTCAGTAGAAGCTGACCGATATATAAAATTTATTGAACGATTAAGTTTAACAGAATCTAGATGGGCAGGTAAACCATTTTTGCTAGAAGATTGGCAAGCATTTATTATTGCGATGACTTTTGGGTGGAAATCTAAACGAACCAACTTGAGAAGATTTGATGAAGTTACTGTTCACGTTCCTAAGAAAAATGGCAAGACAAGTTTGGCTGCATCTATTGCAATAGCCTACGCATTTTTGGAACAATCCGATTATGCAGGTCAAATTTACATGGCTGCAACAAATAGAGAACAAGCTAATATCTGTTTTAAGGCAGTAAAGAGAACGGTTCAACTTACACCAAGTTTGCAGAACTATTTTAAAGTTATGCAGTTTGCAGTAATTAGCAATCGCAATCAAACAAACATTAAAGCATTGTCTGGTGACGCACCAAGTGTTGAGGGTTTTGGTTCATCTTTGGTAATCTTTGATGAGTACCATTTGCAGAAAACGGATGAGTTAAAAGAAAACTTAATTACGGGTCAAGCTGCAAGGCAAGGAGCATTGTTCTTTTCTATTAGTACGGCAGGCACAGATAAGAATGGTCCTTATTTTACCCACATTAAAAACTGCAAAAACATTTTAAACGGATTAAGTCAAGTAGAAAGTCACCTAGTTGTGTTGTATGAATCTGACTCAGAGGATTGGCGGGATGAGGAAGTTTGGAAACAAGCTAATCCTAATTATGGAGTTTCGGTATTGCCAGACAAATTAGAGAAGGAATATAAGTCGGCACTAGAGCAGCCAAGTAAGCAACCATCATTTATTACCAAACACTTAAACATTTGGGCAGATTCAGCTAAAACTTGGATTGATTCTAATAAGTGGGGAAGTTTGGGAATATGCGATTCAATAGAAAACTATTATGGACAAATCGCTTACATTGGATTAGACTTAGGTTCAACGGGTGACTTCTCAGCATTATCAATTTTAATTCCTAGTGAAGATAGAACTAAAATGAGATGTTTTATGAAGTTTTACATCCCCGAAGATATGGCAAATAAACGTACTAGAGCTGACCAATTAAACTTTAGGCAATGGGCAAGGGATGGCTACATTACTTTGACTGAGGGCAATGCGACAGACTACAATTATATCAAAAAGGATATTCTTGAGATATGCTCAAAGTTTGATTACAAGCCAATTGCATACGATAAAGCTTTGGCATCAATGTTCATGATTCAACTTTACAATGACTATTCTATTAACGTAGAAGCATTTAGTCAATCAGTTGGCTCAGTAACTGGACCGACCAAACAAATGTACGAGTGGATTATGAATGAAACTTTAATTCATGACAATAACCCAGTGATGGCTTGGATGATTAGCAACGTAGAAGTCTACCAAGATGATGCAAATGGAAACTATAAAATTCACAAAGGTAAATCTAAAAACAAAGTGGATGGACCTTGTGCATTAGTTAATGCAGTTGGTAGAGCATTAGAAGATTGGAAGGATAACCCATTAATTGAAAACTATGTATTCTAAAATGAGCAAAAAGGAGTATTTTTATAAATACTTAAAAATGATTGTTTTACCAGATAATGCAAAATTAAATGGCGAGGCTATTTGGCAAAATCTAGAAATATATCATTTATCCAAATATGGAGTAAATCGATATAAGTCATATAGTTCATTTAAAAAAGAAAAGAGTAAGTTTTATAAAATAAATAGGTAACTAATTAGGTAACTATATTTTTAATATTGATGTAATAATAAAAACTCAAATTACATTTGCTATCAAAATGGGGATAATACAACGAATATTTGGTGTTGAAGAAAGGGTAGCTCCCAAAACTTATGGGGGCGTACTAGAAAACACCTACACGCTGAGTTCGGTATCTTCATGGTTTAATAGTCTTTTTAACACAAGTGGGCAGAATGTCAACACCGAAACTTCAATGAAGTTGGCGGCTTACTATGCGTGTGTGCGTAATATTTCGGAAGATATTGCCAAGGTTCCATTCGAAACTTTTGCAATAGATGCTAATGGAAACAAGACTTTTATATTGCATAGAGCAACATCTTTACTGAACAAATATCCAAGCAATCTTTATACTCCTTTTACATTTAGGCAGACAATGACCGAATACGCTTTACGTTTTGGAAATGCTTTTGCTTACATAAAAAGAGATAACGATGGTAAACCAACTCAATTATATTTAGTTGATCCTACTTATGTAACTGTTCAAGTAGTAGACCAAGTTCTTTACTACATTATTAACGATGTAAAGTCAGGTATCTACGGAACATTTAACGAAAATGCAATATTCCATATTAGAGCAATGGGAGATGGTTATGTTGGTAAATCAATTTTACAATATGCAGCAGAATCTATTGGCTCAGGTTTAGCAATTCAATCTTACTCAAGTTCGTTCTTTGGTTCAGGAGCCACAATGACTGGTGTATTAGAAGTGCCAGGCGTTGTTAAAGATGAGAATACTGCACGTTCAATAAAGGATTCGTTTAACAAGTCTTACAAGTCAGAGTACGGAACAAATAATGGCGTAGCTTTATTACATAGTGGAGCTAAGTTTACTAAAATTTCAGCGCAACCAAACGAAGCGCAAATGGTAGAAGCCAAAGAGTTTAGCGTATCTGATATAGCCAAATGGTTTAGAATGCCATTAAGTAAATTACAAGCTGGACCAACTGGTTCAAGTAACTTAGAACAATTGAATATTGAATACGTTACAGATTGCTTAATGCCGTGGTTTGTAAGATGGGAACAAGAAGTTGAGCGTAAACTATTCCGTTTTGATGAAATGGATAGATTAGACGCTAAATTTAACGTGGCTATGTTAATGCGTGGCGATATGAAGGCAACAGCTGAGTATCTAAAAACATTAAAGTACGCTGGTTTTATTACTTCAAACGATGGTAGAAGATTTATTGGTTTGAATACTATTAAAGAAGATTTTGCAGACCAAATTTATAGCCCAGTTAATATGATTCCTGCAAATAAGGAAGAAGGATTTTGGGATAATAAAGACCAATCACAAGCAAGCACGAAAGGAACAGATTCATGAAAAAAGAAGATATAGAAAAAATTCATCCAAATGCCGAGGCTAGGATGTTTGATCCAGAGTTTAAAGTTGTAGTTGAAAAACGCAGCGAAGGCGAAGGAGATGATATGTACGAAACAGAGTACAAAATGATTGAAGGTGTAGGCGCAGTAATGGGCGTTTTTACTGATATGGGATGGTATAGAGAAAAGATTAACGCAACTGCTTTTGCAGGTTGTGATATGAGTAACGTAGTTTCATTGTTTAACCATGATTCTAACGAGATTTTAAGCCGCACCACAGGAAAGCAAGATGACTTAACTTTAATGATTGAAAACAATCAATTGAAGTATAAGTATCAAATAAAAAATGAGTGTGCAGAAAAGGTAGCAGAAAACATTGGATTAGGTTTTATTACTGGTTCAAGTTTTATGTTTAGAGTTAAAACTGATTCTTGGTCAAGTGGTGCCGATGGAGTAGATGAAAGAGAAATACTAGAAATTGAAAAGTTGTATGAATTAGGACCAGTTACTTTTCCAGCTTATCAAACTACCACAGTTGCTGCAAGGTCAAGAGATATGAGCAAGCCAACCGAAGAGAAAAAAGATAAATATTATTATAAAAAACAATTAAGATTAAAATAAAATGAAAACAGCCCTCCAATTAAGAGAAGAGCGTAAACTTATCAATGATAAGATAGACGCTTTAATGGCGATTGAAAACCGTTCAGTTGAGCAAGAAAATGAGCTTAACGGAAACTATGACTCAATCGAAAAGTTAACTTTGTCTATTGATAACGCTGAACGTGAAGAAAAACGTCAAGCCTCAATAGCATCTGCCGCAGCTGGTGCAAGCGCATCAAGAAGCGAAGAAAAAGAAACTAGAGGTTTCTCTTTAGCTAAACTAATCGAAGCTAGAGTAAACAATGTACCAGTTTCAGGTTTAGAAAAAGAATTAATCGATGAGTCGG